GGCTGAAACCACCAGTTTGCTAAACTGACGTACTCGTAAGGGTACCGGGGGTTCGAATCCCCCAGCTTCCGCAAAATCTCAAAATAAAAAGAGCTAAGTATTTTAAGACTTAGCTCTTTTTAAATCAATCAAAAATCCGGTGGGTTCGTCTAACGGTTAGGACACATGCCTCTCACGCATGTAATACGAGTTCGATTCTCGTACCCACTACCAACAACACTAAAAATCAACAAGTTACAAAACAAGAGTACTAAAACAGGGACTAAAATACAAAAGGCAGCTTATTCGGCTGCCTTCTCTTATTTCTTCTCCGGCTTGATAAACCCGATCGGATTACGTGGCTTATTCATGACTATTTTACTTTGATGGTTTCTTTTTATGAGCGATTTTCTTTATATCCTCATCTAATTCTTTAATGCTATTCAAATGCTCTTTAAAATAGTTCATGGAAGAACCGGAAGTAAAACGCTCATCGTTTAATGTAAATCCTTTGATAATATATTCCCGTAGCCGTTGCATTGCCCAAATACGGAACTGTGTACCTTGATGAGATTTAACACGATAGCCGACAGATATAATTACATCAAGGTTGTAATAGTTGGTATCATATTCTTTTCCATCAGATGCAGTTGTTCGGAAATTCCGAACTACTGAATCAATATTCAATTCTCCTTCCTCAAAAATATTTTTAATATGCTCACTAATAGTTGATTTAGATTTTCCAAACAACTCGCATATTTGCGCTTGAGTTAACCAAACCGTTTCTCCTTAAAACAGAACATCAACCTTTATATGTCCGTCCTCCGATTTGCATATTACTATTTCTCCGTTTTTCATATTCATTCTACTTTAATATTAATGTCCTTTCCGCAGTGAGGGCAAGTGAGAGAAAGACCGTCTTTCTTTGATCGTACTTCTTCCGGTGAGGCAAAGAGTTGCCACATAGGAACATTCAGTGCATTGGAAATCTTTTCGAGTGTTGGGTATGATGGCGATACTATCATACGAGAAAGACTTTCACGTGCTATACCTAACTTATCGGCAAGGCTCGTTATAGTGAAGCCCTTTTCTTTAATTACTTCTTTGATTCTATTCATAATTAGTTTTTTCTTTTTGCAAAGATACGTTTATTATATATGTGTGATATATATGTATCACTAAATAATGTTAACAATGACGATTAATATCACTATTTGTTTTGTGATGTGATATATACACCTTACATTTGTAACATCAAAAAGGAAATAAAGTAATAACAATTAAAAGATAAAGATTATGAAAGCAACAATCGAAATGACAAAAGAAGCACAGGTAAGAGGTGAATACAAAGAAACATCTTTGGACGCTCAAAAAAAGCAAGCTGACATGCTAGTAATTGCAATTGATGACAAATATACACTTTGGTTAAATAAACCTGTAACAGTAAAAGGTAGAGGAATCAAAAGGGTTAATGAAAAGACAATTGCCGTTACTGATAACGCTTTTGATAAGCTGAAAGCAGAATACAATATAATGTTTGACTTATAATTGACCAGCAGGGCGAAAGCCCTGCACGACAATACAGAATATGAAACGAGAACTAGAAAGCAAAATAAGTTAGTGTTTAGGGGGCTTCGGTCCGGCACATTAGTTGACGCCAATCAACAGGAAAGGGGTACTATCAAGTTCCCCTTTCTATCTTCTCCCTAAACAACCTTAACTGGTCAACTGTCGGGTAAAACGTAGGGTTCTCCCAATTCTTGCTTATCACCAATATCATCGAATCAAGATACTTCTCACAATCGAGAATCTTGGCGCATTTGTCCAGTTGAAATTCCCCAACCGGATATCTCTTATTGTTGAGCGTTTCTTTAGCCCAAGAAAGCAACTCGTTGATCGAGTCGTGGTCGTATTTCTTTTCTTCTGCCATAATGTTAGTTTTCGGCAAAGGTATAAAAAATCCCCGACTACATAGCCAGGGACAAACACAAAGATATAACCCTTGCAATAATCGCAAGAGGAATCAGCCAGTACAACCACCTTTCTAGGCGTTCCATAGCATAACCAACAGAAGCCGACAGAAATCCGAGTGGTACCGGTCATCTGCCTGTTCAAGCAATATATCCAATTTTTCGTTTCTCATTTTCGAGCACAGACTTTATTCGTTCTTCAGTAAAACCAAAACGGGCGGCAAATTTCTTGAAAGCCCGCATCCTGTTATCCGGAATAAGAGCATACATACTATTAATAGGAGTATCACTCTTTAATGCTTTTTGAACTTGTTTATTTTGCATGGATTAATGTATTAAATATTTGGACTTATCTTTGCAGCATTCACACTCACACAACAATGTCTTAGCATACTCCCATGTCTTTTCAATTATATCATCTCCGATATACTGAATTTCTTCCCCGTACGGGTCTATACCGAACGCCTGGCAGATATGAGTGGCCATGTGACCGCATTCATGCCGCCATGATTTGGCAAACTCCTTTGGGGACGAAGTAAGTGCAATGACCATTACAGTCTCCCGGGTTCCGAAGTTGGAGTAAGTAACTCCGGTATTCAGGTTGCCGGAGTTTATGTTATCATATGCGGTACGGAGCATATCACCATTACAGCCGATGGAATGCATACTATCCAGTATCTCTTCTGTATAATATGTATCTACTGCATAATATACCATGCAGCTCCAGCCATACTTGGGCAATGTAAACCGTTGTCTTATCATTTATCAAAGCATTTCATCCCACTCTACCGGTTCTCCGGCTCTGTTCATCTTGGCATACCACATACACATTGCCATGCCGTCAGGAGCATCCGGATCGTCAACCATATCCTTTATGTACAATGCCATGTGTGCTTCATCTGACACGGAGGATTTAAACAAATCCGCTTTGCACTGATTAGCCCAGTACACATAATCATACAGTACATTATTTTCAAGCTTTATCCCATAACGGGTGAGCAATTCGTCAACCTTCTCTTTAGAGATTGGTTCAATACGTTCTTTCTTTCCCGTTGAAGGATTCATTTTCTTCATCAATGATACGGCAAATTCACACATTTTCTTGTTGAAATGCCATCCAAAATGGGAAAGATACGCTTCCATCTCTTCCGGTCTTCTGTCTCTTATATCCAAAGGTTCTCTTCTCATGATTCAATAAAGTTATAGGGAGTAGAAATGATCCACTCCCTAATTAAACATTAACGATAACGGGAATAACGTCCTGTACCACGTACGCCACGTCTTTCTCCATAACCGCCACGGTCAGAACCACTGCCATAATTATCACGTTCGCCCATTTCGTCATAACGGTCATCGTCATCGTCATAATAACGTTCACGTCTTCCCATGCTTTCACCACCACCGGATAACTCCTCGATGCATTGCATCAACTTACCACCGTATTTGAGCATCTTTTCAGCGTAGTCGGACATTTTCTCGACTTTGCTTTCTGTGATTTCAACTATCTGCATAATTTATTTACTTTTAGGATTATTACTACCACTGCCCAAAGCCTTTGCAAGCATATCTTTTATATCGGTAAGGGTATTCTCGACACCGGATACCTTTTGTTCAAGGACACCGATTTTCTCTTCCTGCTCTTTTTCTTTAGCCAACTGGGGATTCAGCTCCCTAAGCATAGCATCACAGGAAGAAATAACCTTCTCATGGTAAGGGACACTTTCTATCACTCCCCGGCTTATCCTGAGCATGGATTCAACCTCAGCGTTCATAGCTTCACGGCTTTCTGAAACCACAACTCCGTTCGCACCAAAGTTTGCGATAGATAGATTTGCCGGAAGTTGTTTGAAATCAATGGTTTCTTCACCAACTTTGACCGATACGTCAACAACAGTTTCCATGTTCTGTCCGTAAGTTTGTCCCGGCACATACTGCCCATATTTAGGCTGAGGATTGCTTACTGAAACAACCTGCCCCATTTTCAATTCAGGATTTTCCCCTTTTTGAAGGATATAAAAGATATTGGATTGTCTTAGACTTTGAAACATAATTCATTAATTCTTTGAGAAGTGGGATTACTCCCACTCCAGATTTTACTTTGACCTTACAGCATTTGCGCTTGCCACTGCCGCTTCGCCATTGTTGGCAGCAGCCGGTGTTGAAGCCGTAAATTCCAGAAAACGTATAACGCCTGTACGCTTATTCAGATAAGCAAGACGCTCCGTAGTGCCCGTTACATCAGTCCCTGTCACTGGATTGTTGTTGCTGTCTACAACAGGAACCTTTGAAGTACCTGTAGTAGTACCGGCAACTGCCAATGTTGTCTGTCCTAAGTTGGGAGCTATAACATTTATAGGTAGGGCTTCTCCACCTGCCGGAACATCCGCATGAACCTTTAATAGGATTATGCTTTCGCACGGAAGTTCATTATAGCAGTGAGGATTAATACCATAATCTACACTTGCATCTGTCAACTGAACAGCGTTCGTTGAAAGTTCGTAGATGCCATTAACGTCAACTCTCCTAATATGCGCTCTTGGATTAGATAGCAGGAACGGTAAAGGAGACATCCCCCACATTATATTATTAAATAGATACATATATATCCTTTCTTTTAAATATTATTACTATATTTACATTCGGGATAGATAGGAGTAATTAACCTATTGATAAGGGTATGCTAAACGCCCTTCCCATTTCATTCAAAGTTTAGCATCATCTAAATAGTTTAGCAATGACAAACCAAGAATTTATTCAAAGCATTACCATTGAAGAGGAAGAATGGCGTGATGTAATCGGTTTTGAAGGACTTTATATGGTGTCTTCATTGGGGCGTATAGTTTCTTTAGGGAGATATGTAAATAACCACATTAAAGATGTGTATAAAGAGCCTCATTTATTAAAACCAACAGAACAAATCATGAAACAATCATATAAAAGATTATATGTAACTCTCTGGAAGTTTGGAAAATCACTAAAATTAAGAGTACACCGAATTGTAGCTTGCGCTTTCATTCCAAATCCTATGGGATATAAATACATAGATCATATAGACGGTAACACATTTAACAACAAGAAAGAAAACTTAAGATGGTGCAATCAAAAGATAAACATGAACAATACGATCGCAAAACAAAGAATATCTTCTGCCAAGAAAGGAATACCGAATACACGTGACAATAAACCTGTTGTGCAACTTTTAAACGGGAACATTGTAAAATCTTATTCATCAATGAGAGATGCTCAATTATGCGGATTTGTACAAAGCAGTATATCAAGAGTATGCACAGGAAAAAGGAAAAAACACAGGGGCTACAAGTGGATGTTTCTTTCCGATTACGAAACCCTTATCAAAATGTCAAAGAACTCTTTATCTAACCAAAAGGATGTTTAGCATCCACAACCAGCTGTAACAGTAGACAATGGATTAACATTTATACCATAATTAACTGGTACATAACTCCCGGAAGCTGGACAATATGGCATAGGGAAAGTAGGCATTTGCGCACATTCAATCTTTGCCAGACGGCTGCTCAAATCACTCAATGCAGCACCAAGAGGAGCAGTAGCTTGTGCCACAATCTGCGAAGTCATTGCAGAACTCTTAAACGTCCCGTTCTCTTCACGCAAATGGTCAATCTTGTTCTGCATCTCACGCATTTCAGCCGCACGTTGTCCGGCTAGGATTTTTTCTGTTGAATCAGAAATGCTCTTGGTAATCTCACAAGTTTGCTGTGAAGTAGCATACCCTAATGATGAGAATCCACGCTCCTGTCCAATGGCTACGCCATTAATAGCATTCTGCAATGTGTGAGTTTGTTCACAAATAGCCAATCGGTTTTCGCAGCAACATGATGCAATCTGTTGAGCGATCTGACAGTTACCCTGTTGGATAGCATTGATAATCTGCATTGAACTTTGTCCCACCTGATTACCAACTTGTTGAACTTGAGACATCACACCATTGATGGCATTCTGAACCTGACCGATTGAACAATTCAAATTAGTAGCCAGATTGTTAATTGCTTGCCCGTTTCCTTGAATTGCGCTCATAAGTAGCTCCCTTCCTGCATCATTGTTAATTAAGTTAGGAATACCGGCGCCAGCAAATCCACCACCGTTGCCGCCATCTCCGTTGTTTCCCCATCCGTTGCGTCCGAAAAGTGGGAACAGGAAGAAGAGGAAAATTATCCACATGAACCATGAACCATCACCGCCAAATCCATTGTTGTTCTTCCCTTGCATAGCAACCAATAAGTTTGGATCAATACCTTTCTGTTGCAATAGTGGGGCAAGCATAGCCATCATCCCACTACCGCCACCGTTCCCGCCTGATTCCGGGAAAACGTAAGTTTTTGTTTCACTCATATTAATATACGATTATAACACGGTCAATATTAACCGCATCACAAAAGTATATAATAGAGACTGCTTAAATCAGCACTCATTTGCAAGCGATTTGCGAATATTTTGCAGATATATTGCAATCATTTTGTTTGTATTTTTACGGCTCTCGAAAGTGGATATAAGATAGCGTATACTGGCAGATGTCTTATGAAGTAAAGCGGCTATCTGTTCAGGATATAGACCGTATTCAGTAAGGAAGAACACTACAATAGAACGGGCATCGACGACTTCGGTCACTTTGGTTGACGAAAGGATTAGTTCTGTAGAAACTTCAGTTTCTTTTCCTACAAGGTTCAATATTTCGGCAAAAATCTCGGACTTACACATGGTAATTAATTTTTTTGTTGTACTTTTGCCTTTGCCAATCAGTACATATATACCAAAAGAACAAAAGCATACTTCGGAATGTTAAGGATATTATACCCCCTGACACAACCGGCGTATGCTTTGGTGTATTAAAGTATTGATTGGCGTCAACTTTAATGTGTCGGGGGTTCTTTTTACTCTACCCCCAAAAAGAGCTACATTTGCTACGATATCCGGCCTTCTACTTTACCGGATAAACTTATTGCTTAGTATTAATTAATGTATCATTTTATCCTCCTTTCTTTATGAACCTTTTTCCATTGGAAATTGTTATGTGAGTAAAACTTAAACTTTTCATACCGGAAACGGTCTGTGAAGATAGTGCCGGTTAATTTCTAAACATCTTAAGCATTAATACAATAGATAGTATTATAATTACGCCAACAGCCCAACCGCCCAGCTCTATTTTCATCTGTTGCCACCGGGTTAGCTGTTTCTCCACCGGATAAGGGATCTGCACAGAATCGGTCAGCATAACCGTATCTGTCTTGTTAATTGTCAGATACCGGTATTTATACCGATATTTCTCTTTGTAGACAGTATCTCCCTTTACGAACAGGAATATACTGTCATGCTCATAGATGCTGTCAAAACGGATGCTATCACGTGTCTTGTACTCCGTCTTCACGGTCTCTACCGGAACATACTTGATGTTCCGGCAGCTTGTGAAGCATATTCCTGACATCAGGAAAATGGTCAGGATGTATAACAGACGTTTCATGCTACCTCAACGTAAATACCAATCAAATCAGAGAGGTTAGCGTACACCGCCTGTCCGGTAGAACGGGTGCACTTATAGGTAACTCCGTCCTGCGAATAGTATTTGCCCTCTTCCAATGCCATATTGTTATTGTATGGGATCGGATCATCCTTTGTTCCGGCAACGGTCTCGTTGATTTCCTCATAGAGAGCTGCGGTGTTGATGCTTGGCGGTTGATTCTCCAAGACGGTAGCAATATTCTGCCTTACCCGGTACAGTCCATCATTATATTGCACTTTCATTCCGGTTGTTAGTGATTTGCTGATAAACTCGTTCCAATACGGATACATGGACTTCACTTTCAACGATTCGTTGTCTGTCAAGTTCATTGTCTGAATTCCGGCTCTGGTCACATTCAAAAGGTTCTGCGCTGCCGCCACCTGAATAAACTGCGCACTGCCTGCCGGATGTTCCTCTTCCGTCCATGACCATTCATCACTTGACAGAAGGGCGTTCAGTTCCGGGCTGTCAAAATAGTATCTCGGAAACTCTTCGTCCTTGTAAGGGGACAAATACTCTTCGTGGAGGATTACCTTACTTCCGTCTTTACTCTTTCTCATTGTGGGGATAGCCAGCAGACCGTGCTGGGCTAGCCATTCAATTGTTACTACTGCGTATTTCATAATTGCTTTAATTTTATCATAATGACTCATTAATATCGGTTACGTTATACATATCTAAAGTAGCCCCAAAAGCACATTCTTGACATAGTGATTTATTTTCTTCTGTAACATCTACTGCACCATATTTATTATCAACAGCCTCCTTTTCCTCTTCTGTTACTATATGTATTGATGTATTTCCCAAAATAGATTTATTAAAAAATGGAGCAAACAATACTTGAAACCAAGTACAAGCCGATAAATACCTGCCTACTCCATACGATAAATGGGAGCCATCTCTTGTTATATCATATTCTGTTTGCAATAATGTATTCCGCGCATTTTGAATCGCTGTTCCACTTGGGATAATTAAATCTATACCTACCTCTTGAACAAGACGCTTAACGCTATTAACTATCTCATTGTATCTGGCAATACCAACAGGAGCATCACCATAGCCAGTCCAATAGGCATGTATCAAATGAAAACCTATACACATATTCTGATTAATGCAGTTACGTCTTAATATCTCCATATACTCTTTTAACGATGGCTCCCATTTATCAAATTTGGTAGCTAAAGTAGATACTTGCTGTATTACGATTATATCCCAGTCTTGTGCAAGTAATTCTTTTAATGAACCAGATGTTTTACCCATTGAATAAGTACCAGCAAGTCTATCCATTTTAACCGTTTCACTAGATTTATACTTGTCAACCCAGGTTTCAAAGGAAGAACTGCCCTGAATAATTCTATAAAGACAACATTTTGATAAATCTGCTCCTGATTTTTCCACAATATCCCCCAAATACGCAGTACCATCGACCGTGTAAGAATTCCCTATTGCCAATATCTTCAAATTTGAGATATTCTTAGGATACGGATTATTTTTGTATCTAGGAGATATAACTCTTCTATCAAGCTCTTCTGTTTTTTCCTTTATTAATTCTGATTCTCTTACTAGGTTATCTATTTTTATATCTAATCCTATAGATATTTTCACTTTAAATCTAGCTTCATTAACATCTAAATTGTTGATATATAAATATCCATTTTCATTGATAGTGACAATTTTAGGTTCGTTCAATGTATCAGCATCAACATCGGCCACTTCTATAATTTTCATAGATTCATCTGTAATGGCATAACCCCTGGCCACATCACTACCCTTGGTAGCAATAGCACATATACTACCAGCAGAAACAGGAAGCCTTATACATTCCCATCGAGAGCCGCTACCCGAATACAACGAAGGTTCCAATGGTGCTATTCCACCTACGCCTTGTGTCAATTTATAATAATATCCTTTTTTTGTGTCATCATGATAGTATTCATTTATTTCTTTAACATAAGACATTGGAATATTTTGCATTTTATTCAAAATCCCCTCTTCAACCTCAAAAAAATCAAATTCACAAGATGGAATTTTAAGTGCATAAAATAAAAAATAAAGGTTACTTTCATCGGAAGGAGCGAAGAAACTATATTCTATTTCAGTACTTCCCGTTACAATGACTGGACGACCGATGTTAACAATATCCGAATCGCTTCCCTCCTGTCTTGACAAATAGAGATAGCAAGTGCTTGTTGCCGCTTGTGGAAGCTTAACGCACATCTTATATTCTCTGTTTTTCACTAATGTAACGCCACTCACAAGCGTGTTAAATTTGTCAACAAGGATTTTACTTTTATAAAATGGTTCTGACTTGCCGTTTAATGATGTAGTTATACCATCAAAATTCCCATCAATCGCAGTAGCTAAAGTCCCCCACGACTGTTCTTTGTCCTTTGCTATATCAAATATCTTTTCCATAATATCATTCGTTTTTAATTAATGTTTCATTTGAAATTAAAGTTGAGTTAATTAGTTGGGTGAGAGTTCCCCAAACATTTCCCTCAATACCTACAATGTCATTAAGCTCCTTTATTTCTTCTTCATTAGGCACATCGGGGAAGAGCATAAATTCGTACATAGACATATCTGCAAAGCCACTATTTGAAGCATCGGAAGTTCTACTAATACAAACGTCTCTCTCATCACTTAAATCTAAATTATCGTAAATACCTGTAATATTATGAGTGATACCTTCTAAATCTTGAACTAATACAGATTCATTCTTTATTCCATCTATATAAGTGACTTTATTATATGATTTATAAGCAACAAGTGGTAATTGGTCTCGTGAAATTGAAATTCCAAGTCCACCCCAATTAATACGTTGGTCATATGCCATAGCGATGTTATTCTTATATCTCCAATTCACTTTCATAAGTAAAGCTTTACCGCCATGCTTAATAGTAGGAATAATGATATGGTCATCCGTTCCATCAAAGCGAATACTACCGTCCTCATTTGCTCCACTTTCTTCCGTGTAGGCGAAGTTATTCAATCTACCATGATTACCTTTACCTGTCAAGTCCGGAATGTAGCCTAGTATCTTGTAGCTAGAATTTGGAATCCTCAACCTATTAGGCGACAGGATACAGCTCGGCTCATTGGCTTTTAGGTAGGTACGTGCATTATCAAACACCATAGACTTCTCTACCTTTATGATAGTGTTTGGGTAAAGCGTTACACCATTATACCGTGTCTCGGATACAGTATATAGCTCCGGTAAAAGGTTGGCACTTCCTACAAAGACTATATCACTGCCTACTTTCAACTTATCTCCCCAAGTGATAGTTTTACCATCTTGTTTTAGATTAATTATTGCTGGATAAGGCTGTACAATATTCTCGTATCTGATGTACTCGTCAATGGTTATGTCTATCTTTTGCTTTGAAGATACTATGAATTTACCTCCATAATAGGTCTTATTCCCGCTTGGAGATAACTCTATATCTACACCATTTATTTTTGCAGTTGCTTCATTTATACCTCCTACTGAACTATCAGTTGTGGTAAAAATTCGGATGGTTATTTCTGTACCTTCTGGTATATACTGCCCATTAGTAATTATATCACTACCATTATTCATACTAAAAGTAGGAGGAGTAACAACTGGAACATTAATATTTACTTTGGGTCTCCACTCTATCATTCCAGGATACAGCGTACCTAACTTATACCTCTTTAATTGACGCTCTAGCAGGAACTCGGAAAGGGAGTAAGGGAAGAGTAAGAACATTTTAATAGCAACGTTGGCATAGAAAGGAAAACTACCTCTGGGAAGGCACAACCGTAGGGTAGACCCATCTATTGTTGCTTTCGCATCAATAGGAGTACCGCTATATGAATATTTAGATTGATATACTAAACTTTTTTCATTATAGCTTTGCAGAATGTTATAAACAGGACTAAACGTATAGCTTCTAAGTTGTCCAGCATTACTAAACTCACAAGCAAAAGCACCCCAGTCATTTGTATGACCTTTGAATGCCAAACATTGATTTTTATCCACAGGGGAAGTAATCCACCGTCTTTCGATAGCAACCGTATAATCTTTCAAAATTGGAAGATTCTCAACATTTCCGTAATCGCTTACTCCGTCAGTCTGCCAAGCCCCTTCATCATTGATACCGCTCTCTTTGTTCCACGCAGAGTTGTAAATCTTCATATTATGCCCGTTGCCGGAGAAGTCCACAAGCTCATCGTTGAAAGAAGCGTGGTTCTCATTGGTGATGCCCTGCCGGATGGTGTCATAGTATACATCCGGTTTAACATGCTTGTCCAAATTGAAGTAGGATATTACCTGATTGATTTGGTCGGTGGTCAGTACCTTGTTGGCGATGATAGTCCAGTACCAAGCAGTTTTAAAAGAGTATGCATTATAAGATGAAGGATAAAAAACATAATCAGAATTGAAATTTACCTTATCAACTAATTTAATAGAGTTCTTATCACCCATTATTAAATTAAGGTTGTTAGTCGTACCATTTTTATCGGTATAACCTAACATACTGATTACTCCATTAGGTTCAAGTGTATTTCTTACATTATATCCATTAGTATTACTAAAATTAGAATTACACATTATTTGACTTGAATCCAAATTAGCCATCATACTCACCACCGTAACCTCATTGCTTCCTCCCAACATTTCCTTAACCGTCTTGGTGGAAGTGATTAAGTCGTCTTTACCGTCAGTGACGAAGGCACCTTCATATTCAGGAAGAACTTCGATAGTAATATCACAATCAAAGGTTATCTCATTTTCTACAATAGGAGTTATTGTAAATCCTATCCATGATTCATTAACAATTGAATCAGTTGGACGAAGAGATTTAGGTAATTTGTGAATACCATTGTCTAAGTCTAATAAATTTTGATAAACTGCATTTTCTGTTTTTATATATGAATATCTTAGCTTACTATCTCCTTTCAAACCACTTACTCTAATTTTAAAAGAAGGTATTTCTGTTATATCGGATAATTGGTCGTTTTGCTTTACATAACTAAATATTAAACCTCTATTCGCACCTAATACTTTAGTAATATGTATTTTATTATCATTAATACTATATATAGAATTGTAAGTCGGTAATTGTTTCCAAGTTTTATTAGCACCAAACACAACAGGATAACCATTATGGCCGGACATGCCTTCGTAAGCCGCATTGCTAATCACAAACGGGTTGTCCGGGTCAACCAAGTTCTTGATTACAGCCCTGTCAGGGTCGTTATTGCTCTTGCCGTCACAGATACAGACAGCGACCAAAGAAGCCAATACTTCCGGGTCTATGTAAGGACGGTCGGAAGTATTAGCCCGGCGGGAAGGCGAACCGATCTGATTCAAACCAACCCGATTCAACCCTATTACATTTAATGGTAACTTGTTAAGCTTCATTGCCGGATTCGGTTACTGTTCCACTTAATACTTCACTTCCACTCTCGATGCGGATAGTTTTCGGATAAACTAAAGCCGAGAAGTCATAATCAAAGATAATCCCCGAATTATACGGGATGATGTTGGGAACCGCTACCATATCAAAGCCTCTCTCAGTGGCAGTTCGACCGTCAACAACTTCCGCATATTCACCATTCTTCTGATAGATTTTAAGACCACCATTGGACACACGCTCCAAGTGAATATTAAAATCTGCATTTACCACTACTTCCGCCACATATTCCTGAGTATCATTATTCTTTGTAAATCTTAAATCTGCCATGATTGTTCCTCCTATTGATTATAATTTTAAAACCTGTTTCTTCACGTTGCAGCTATCATAGCTAACGTGAACCCATGAAAAGTTCTTCTCATCTATCAGCTGTGTAAAAGGAAGGTTAAGCTCTTGTACGAGATTGAATAGCTTTTTGTTTTCCGCTTTTGTGTTCGGAGTGCCAACTATATCAGCCGCCATTCCTTTCATGTGCTCGCTGGTCTTACTTCCTCCCACTGCCTTGTTTAATGCTTCGCAACGGTATCCGCTAGTTACAATGACAGGTTTGCCATAGGCTTCCCGAAGAGGATCAAGAACGTTATCTATTAAACCATCTACATTGCAGATTAACGCTTTCGGCAGACGGTTATCAATACCGCGTCTGTCAGCCGTTTCGCTCTTTATCATTTCAGCTATTGTGAAATACTTTCCCATATCTTTCCTCCTATAAAATCAATGTTAATACTCCGATTTGAATCGCTTGTCCGATAAAACCGCCTATCAGCGTGGCGGCAATATCGAGCCAATCCCATTCGTTGCCGTATGCACGGTCCTTGAACTCCATGCCGACAGCCAGTCCTGCCGCAAACAGGATGGTTAACAGTGCACCTGCCGGGATGGCGTAGAGCAGGTGCTTGATACGGTTACTTTCATTTATCCAGCTCATCCTTCTTCTTATCCGTTATAGATTCCTCAATCGCTTTCTCCAACTCCCTGCTCTTGAAGCCGACCAATACAAGCAGCAGTTTGAACACATTGATATCCTTATGGATTCCCTTTGTCTCACAATAGTTGGATTTAATACTTTCAAGTTCCGCCAAACAACCGATAAGGACAACTATCACAGAAACAACCAATGCGGAAACTCCCAAAGGCTCACCGATAGCCTTGCCAAGAACGGCACCAAGTATCAGCAGGCAGATATAATCACCGCATTTAAGCAGGAAGCGTTTGACGCAACGGCTCTTCCGGAACTCTTCGCCACGCTTGATGGACTTGCTTACTCCGTACCACATATCCACGATTATAAGGATTAAGATAAAGAGCATGAGCCATCTCATATCCCACATCAGAGCGTACAACTCACCGAAAAATACGGATGAGCTGATTGTACGAGTTAACTGACCCTTTACCATAGACAAGTAAGATAAACGGTCAACAATGAAATTACCTCAATCCAGAACATCGGCTTTCTCTTTATGAAATCGGAGATGAAGTTACCCGTCCAATGCTTCTTCATGGAGACAACCATGTAAATAATGAATCCCAACCATAATAGAAGCCAGTACCAACTGTTACAGCCTACCCATATCTGGGAGAAGATTAAGGACATGGCGGCACCTATTGCATGAGGAACCTTTTGCTCCGATTTGAAGTTGGGAGACACACCGAGCACAACCATACCGACAACCGAAAGGAATACAAGAAACTGGCTGTTCTCCGTACTTGATTCCAAAGCTGCCGGAAGAAGCAGAACACCGGAGCCAATCATGCACAGAGCGAACCAAAATTTGTGTGTCAGCGCATAATAGGTGGCACTGATTGAATAAGGGATTTCTTTCCCTTTCTTAATCATCGCATAAACATAGCCTGCGATGAGAATGAATGATAATAGTACTAATAGAATCATAGCTTTATCTGTTTTTGAGTTTATAATACAAAATTGAGTTGTTCCGGGTATCCGGTTTTGTAATTGTAGGCTTCCACTTGTCCGGCATCAGACAAACCTTTCACAGCCGCTATATGGGATTGCGTCACATTGTAGCAGTCAAGGGCGTACAATTCAAGCTGGTTGAGCATTTGCAGGGCTGTATCAACAGGAATAACGTACTTCTCCGCATTGTACCAAAGCGTGGTATTTATCCGACCGGATTCTTTCTCAATACCGATTGAGTTGACCAGTCCGACACGGGTGTCTTTGTCCAACCATATCTGTTTTCCGGCAAGCGTGAATGAGTTGACGGCATCCGACTTGTCATAGGCGTTGATTTCCGCTATCTTCATCTCTTTCAGTTCGTCAATCGTATATTCATGCTCGACCAGTATAGGATACCCTTCATCATTGGTAACAATAAGCTTTCCCGCAGATTGACCGTCTAACAATTCTTGCCAATACTTTTTCGTAATCTCTATTGCACCTTCTTGGGGTGTGTCGTGGAATCCGTTTTTCCAATACATTTTTTGTTCCATAATTATTTTTTATTAATTATTTCCAACTTCCTATTGCTATCCATCTGAATGACTGCGAAGAGGGGGATACACTTCCCGCATTTGCATATCTTCTATAAACCGTAAAATATGAAGCATATATAGCTGCATAATTCACAGACCATATAGAATTATCCGTATTATCCGTAGAACTAGAAAAAGCTAGGGAAAAACAGGATTTGAAAGATACTGGGAAATTTATAGACTGATTATTTGAAGCACCAGCGCTAAAATATCCCCATTGTATCAGCAGACCGTTATTAAACTTAGCATAACCGTTCTGACCGAGTGATACAGTCATGGCATTGGAGAGGTCGGCTTTAGCGTATGTAGTACTTAGAGTGTTTAGTTCATCCTTTTCCTCATCAGTCACGAAACGCTTGTTTGTCTCCTCTGTCACATCACTTGCTTTATGAGTATGCTCAATCAGTGCGAATAAATCCTTCCCAATAGGAGTAACAGACCATTTACCCGTAACACCGGAAGACGGGTTGCAGGAATAATAGCATAATACGCCATCTTGGTTTAATGCCACGAATGAGCACTTTGAATTATCTTCTGCCAATTGCATGTTTAGCACTCCCAAATTGTAATACCCACCTTTTTCGTCCAGGACATATACCATTCTACCGGATTTCCATGCCGCATAAATAGAATTTATTTCGGTTAGGTGGTCTTGGGTTACGTTACCGTCATTTACGATGGAACTGAAAGACAGGGAAGATTTGTAAATTCCTGCCGCATTACCCGCAGCAGGTAGCTTGTCGATAGCATTGTCTATCTCTTCGGCTGTATGCCTTAATGTTTTAGTTTCTTCTGCCATAATATCATTGCTTTAATATACTTTTATTTCAAAATAAAAACCGCCATCCGCATCACAAGGAGCTCCACCATCACTTAGAACAACAAAGAAGGAATTGGCTATGAAATCTGTCACAGTGGCACTCACAGGGCGTGAACCGCCTTCTACATAGCCATATCCGGTAACCATCACATACCCACTCTTATCAAGTTCGTATTTGCTCCATTCCGATGGCAAGGTTATCAGAAACCTCCCTTTGGAATGTCTGGAAATGGACAATGAGCTGTTATCGAATATTGTCGTTTGCGCGAAAGAAGCGAATGAGCTTGAACATTTTGCCTTTCCGCTTGCGACTATTCGGGGAACCATCCCCCACGGAATCTCATTGGAAAAGCCGTGAGGGTTCTGCTTTGCTAATAGTTTCTGTGCTAAAATTCTAAATCCAACATCCTTGTTATGCATTTCTGCTTGTATATAATTTCCCAAGAGCGCATTGCGCTTGTTGAAAACGGCAAATATGTTATCTGTTGATGTACCTAAAGACATTCCGTTCGCAAAGAAACGTGATATGTATCCGCTCTTTGAAAAGGAAACGGATATGTCAATTATGGTAACTTCCGCCATAGAGGAAACACCGTTGGCGGATACAGAAGCATATAACTTGAATACAAGCCTATAATACAATCCGGGATTTATTGTTTTTGTCTGTTCGGTATAATGGATAGTGGTAGTTCCGGGTTCGCTCCGTTCGTCCTGTCTTAATATATAGTCCAATATTGGATCAGAATTGATATCCGTATAAGAGAGCAGGTGAAGCTCGTATCCTGTAGTGCATGATGCCGCACCTGTAGCCCCTGTATAATTTTGGGAAACAAAGGAAAAATTGAAATTCATTGTCAACAATGAATCCGCGTAAAAATAATCCTCTTTAATGATATTCACTTCCTTTTCATCAGACATTACAGTATTGTCGCTTCCGGGAACTGTAAGCAATGGTCTGTTGTTTATAATGGTTACTGATGGAATATTCCCAGCGTATAAATCATCAACCGACCTGTAGTTATTACCCTCAAACACGTTGACAATCTTTCCATCGTCATTATATATCTTCATGTCGCACGTGTTAGGATTCAGTTCAATATGCTTTCCATTCAAATCTCCGATATAGTTTACACCATCTGAGCTGTCGACACGCCACACTTTGCCTTCTGGGGTTTCCAGTGTTACAGTACCCCTGACTTCAACTCCTCTTTCAGGAGTGTATTGGATATAATTACTTTTATCTCGCGAACCTGTATAACTGCGTCCGTAATTATTTGAATAGAACTGCTGCGTCTCCTGGTCGAATCCCTCTTCCTTGACAGCCTTTCCTTCCAAAGTATAAGAATCAATACCCTGCAACATCTGTATAGTTGGAGCGGTAAGCCCATAGGCGGACAAAAGGATAGCATTCTGACGTGCGGGATCTGTCTTGTTGCCAAGTTGGATTATCTTGTCACCTGCCTGCGGAATATCGCTGCCTTCCTCGCAGTCATCTACAGACAGGTCAATATAGTTTTCGCCGACAGACAAAACATACCGCCAATAGTAGCGGTTAGCTACATTCTCATAAACTCCAGCCTTGATGTTAAACTGACGACATTGCGCCATGTCTCCGGCTGCGAACTGGTTGATGATGGCTTTCTCACCATCGTCGGCAGTGAAGTAACAACGGTACACGCCACCTGTCGCTACGGGAACATACAGGGCTGCGTTGTCCGAGTCGTAGAGACGTGCCCCGCTTGAATCATACACGGATGCTACGGAAATCTTCTCGATCTTCGTACATTCAATGCTGGCTAGTGTAAGAAGTATCTCACCGCCTACCGACTGTAGTTCCTTGATTGTCAAAGATTCAAACACAGCCTTCAACCGGACATATATTTCATCAAATTCGGCATACGAACGTCCGGTCTTCGGGTCACGCTTGATAAGGAATCCCGTACCAAGCGCACCGCTTATGAAGTTCTGTGATTCTATATTATCGGTTATGACACCGCCAAGCAGCCGGATAAGATAATCCATTGTTTCCTCCTGTGTCTTGTTCAGAAAGGTAGCAAGGGACTTTTTGGATGAGAACACATTACGGTCAGATGGGAGAGTCTTATCATTTACCCCTATCACATAGATACTTGCACCACCGCCACCGACTACGGAACCTGAGTAAGTCTGTCCTTTGTATGTGAGATTATCAAGCTTGCTTTCTATCTCACCGATACGGGAATAAGCGGCTGTTTCACCGACTGTATATATAGGATGATCGTATGGAATATCCAACGGCCACTCGAAACCGATGATTCTTGATTGTCTGCCTTCCGGGAAAAATGCCTTATTTATCAGGTTGACTTTAGCTCCGACTTCGTATGTACGAATATTACCCTCATTGTAGATGAAATCAGCAGCCATCTCACAATCATAGGTGGACGGGTCAATCATGGACTTCTTTACATACTTCTTGGTAGTTTCAAGCAACTCTTGTTCTGATTCCGGCATCATCTGTTCAGAGATGAATGCCGGATCGAAGCCGTAAAGGACATATGTGTCTGCCGGGACTTCTTCACCGTCTTCCATATGGGCGGCTTGCGGGAATAACACATCATCAGGAAGTGCACGCCCGTAGTCTTCGTTTCGGATTATCTCAAAGGTTGTACCCGTATTGTCGCTCTCTTTGAGATTAAGGGCGAAATCCAGTCCGGCAAGTTTGCCCGTTTGGAAAATTAGGTGTAACTCTCCAGGCAAACGGAAATCCTCAGTAAAATTCTTCAGTCCGTTATCCTTGAAGGTGTAGATAGGATATTTATTGCCGGTTGGCTTGTCATCAACCTTTTCATCCTCCCAAGTAGGATCAGGAACTACCGTAGTACTACCGATATACTTAGGATATTCATCCTTAAATATAACTATCTCCTCAATTGCTTCCTCTGCAGGCATTTCCACGTTGTCGGGGTTGTCGTAACGTTCATCTCCTATGTTGATACGTTCCCCTGTGGGGCTGTATCTGTAAGCGTCTACATAGGGAATACCTTCCGGCAGCATAAGGTGTTTCTGAACAACACCGTTCAAGGTCAGTTCCTTGTCATCCTTGCTGAAATAGTTGTCGGGAACCTTGCCTTTTATGATGTTGCCAATCGTATATCGGTCGTTCAAAGAAGCTGTTACACCTTCGGGAAGACGAAGAACATTCGAATCGTCCCCTGTCAGGAAATCCGGATTATAGACGGCTTCAAATGTCCGTCCCTCATTGGAACCGGAAAGGAATGTGACGGTGGTAGCGGCTGACTGCCCGGCAACAAGGGATACGTCAAATGATACAGAGCCCAATATGCCTAATCCCATTCCGATAAGGGGGTTGTCGTAATATGGAATGGACAAGTAACTGCGCAATCTCAATTGTGAAGCGCCTGCTCCCGGTGAGAATGTTTCGGGGAAGGGAAAGACTGTATCTATTTCGTATTGCTGGTTCTCTCCGACTGTTACAGTGCTGCCGCCTATCACTGTCTCTTTCTCCATGCCATCCTGATAATAGACGAAGGATGCGCGGAAAACATAGTCACCGGCCGGAAGATAGTCTCTAGGAACGGGTGATGGTATATAGGGTACGCCAATATGCAAGCGGATACCATTTTCATTATCCTTTACACGGTAAATACCGGTCGCCAATGTTTCAGCTATTTTCTCATCATAGGAAAACTCCCTTTTGTCCCGGTTCAAATGACTTGAAAGGTTGAGATCGGAAGTGCATTCTTCCTTTGTGACCGTACTTGAAGGAAAGAACTTTATATCCAACGTTCTTGCAGTATCGGATATATCCCTTCCCTTGACTTTCTTCACGTCAAATATCAGACTTTTCCTGTAACTGGCGGGAACGTTACGGGTGGAACCGAAAGCATAAACACGGGTCGCGTATGTGGTCTGACTGTCACTTCTCCGCATGGAGTTGACATTCACGTTCTCCGTGTCTGTTAAATCACCGGCTTTGAAGTCTACAGGGGAGCTGTATTCACAGCGTCCGAAATGAATAGTCTTGTTCTCGATCCACCATTCACACTCCCATGTTTCCGCCATTTGGGTAAGAGCGTCTATCAGATTCACATTATCGTATGAAACGAGCTTGGAAGTGTTCGCTACCGTATTATCAATCTCGTATGTGAACTCTTCTTTTCTGAACTTGTATCCGAGTGCTTTCAGGTTGGCAAGAAAAACATTTAAATGCGTGTCAAGGGTAGCGATGAGGTTCCATCCTGCTTCGCGTCCGGTTGTCTCCGGTGTGTAAAAGAACTTCTTGTTCTTCCATTTCCAATAGTAAGCGTCAAGGCGGAGTTCGTAGTCGTATTCACCTGTAGTTGTATTGTAGGAGGGCTTATACAGGTCTACAAGTTCAAAGATTCCGAGTTCATTATCTACTCCGTCTCCCAGTTGGAAGTACACAGGATTGTCGAGAGAGAACTTCAATGTGATATAGTCCTCTTTCATCAACAGGAAGTGTCTTTTCGAACCCTCATTGATTGGTGTCGAAAAACGGAGATTGCCGGATATGTCTTTGATGTCTATTGATTCCATAACACACCAAAGTTCGGAGATAAACAAAAGAAGCCCAAAATTATTGGGCTTCAAAAATTGACAGTTAAAAAAATGTCAGATAATTAGTGTTTATATCCTGTTTGGAGGGTTAGGCTCATTCAATTTCACGGAGATCTTGGAAAATATCCTTGAAGGATTGAAACCGAAAGACGCTGACCGGATATAGTATAGATGATAAACATCCTCTCCCAATGGCGGAATCTTGATTGTAAACTCACCTTTTGTTATCTCATTTAAGAATGACTTGTATTTAGCTGCATAATCGGATGGCGAATCCCCTTTCAGTGTAAATGTAAGGGTCAAATCTCGCTCATCGACCTTTCTGTTTTCAATTATAACCCTTTTCCCATCCTGTAAGCGGGATTTGTTTTCAATCACATCTTTCATAGGAAGAGGGGCGTACAAGCTCTCAATGAAACCGTCTCCCATGTTTACTCCCCATACAAGGAAAGCATCCCGGTTGTTGATTAATAAATCTCCTTTCATATATATGTTATTTTGATGATACACCTATGTAAATAGCGCACGCCAATCTAATGACGTGGGCATTAATTAAGATGCATAATTAAATACTTGTGGATTATTACGTTTTTGGTACTGATTTCTTAAATAGCTAATTAGATTATCGAAATTGGTTATAAATCCTTCATTTATTAAATCTGAGACCTTCTTTTCAAGCTGCCATAATTCACGTTGTTTCATTTCGTCACCGTACTTGTTACGTAGCATTTTCTCATGGCTGTTAAAGATGACCCAGTTTAACGCTTCACCAACCTTCTGCATAGCTTTAGGCATAAAATCCTTAGGAACTATTTTCATAACAGCAGATGAAAGTTCTTTGTAAGCATCGCCTGCATCATTGCGATAACGGATCATTTCGTCATATACAAAGCGTAATACCTTTACTTCAAAGGTTGGATTTATCCACATGGCGAACTTAATAAAGAGTAGCGGATTCATCCAAACCTTATCAGGGGTTTTACCTTCTTTTGTATTTCGTCCTTTAATCTTTATAAGTAGTTGATTTTCACCAATGTCGATTTTTGCCCTATGGCTTTCATCCTCTGCAAGAGCCTTTAAAAACTCTTTCACTTTCGTACTGTCTATAAATTCAGACATCCTTCTTCTTGGATTTCCTTCCACACCATTCCACTGCCGGAGAAGTTCACTTCCGTCAAAATATCCATCACTTGTGCGCTGTACTACTCTAAAATTATCAATGTATCGCACCATTTCTTGATTTGTTTTCATATCTTTGCATCATCATTGAATTTGATATTATCCTCATTGGTAGCTCGGTCAAGCACTACCTTTGAGGATTTTCTTTTGACCGATTTTGTAGCAAGCGAGGATTCGAACCTCTCACGCCTTACCGACTTGCTGGACCTGCCACGCCTGGCATATAAAAAGCGCCAAAGGAAAGCTCCTCACTTCTCACCGATGGCGTTATATCTTTCAGCCGTGAGGATAGCCGTATTATTTTCTATGCACAAATTTATTTCATGTCCAATTCCAAGCCTAAAAAAATCAGAGATTAAAATTGACACTTGGAAAAGTGTCATATTTTAGATGCAAACTTACTTATCAACCTTTCAAAAACATAATCTTGATACTTTTGAAAAAACACAATTATCAAATTGTGGGATTATCACCAATAAAGAAAGGGCAGCCCTGAAGCTACCCTTTCCCGTTGATTGGCGTCAACTAATGTGCCGGACCGAAGCCCCTGACTTAACTAAGCATATTGGATATTTTGATTAATTTCTTTACAAACTCTTCCTCTTCCTTGAATCCTGAACGGTAGAAGTCCCGGAAAGCTCTGATAACCTTCATGCACGCAACGCACTCGATAGGCTTGTAATCGCCCTCAAAATAATTCATCCGTGGAATCTCAATCAAAGAGAATCTATACCGTTGCTTCTTGCTGGGCTTGAATCCGTTCGGATAATATTTGTCTGCCAGTCTTTTTATCCCTTCTATAAACAATTCTTTTGCGTATTCCTTGCTGTTTTCCGTGTAATGGGAATATTCCCTCACAAACGGAATTATCTTTGAAATAAAAGCCGGAAATGTGGCTTCTTCAAAAGGCATATAGCTCTGTACTTCGTTATATATCTTGTTTATCTGTCTACTTTGCTTCAGTGTGAAATAATTCTGTTCCATAGTGTCTTTTCTTTTTTTTGATACTAAACTTTTCGATATAGTTGTGGCTGTCCGGCATTGAAACGGACTGCTGTAAATGTGTGATGTGTGTTATACTATCCTGGCTAGCTTCCCGTCTGAAGGATTTCCTCCAAACAGGTGGTTCAGATAAGCCAATCCCTTTTGGGTAACTAGCACTTTGGTTACGACAAACCCCGGATGGTTGTTGCGCTCGATGAACTTCTCCTTCATCTCGAAGTATCCGGCATCAATAAACCGCTGTTTGGGCTCGTTGCGGTTGGCGAAGAATACGCCCGCTTTCCTTAGCTTGTCGAATAGGGTATTGCGCCCGAATCCGAGTTTTAGTATCTTGGCGGACATTCCTATGTCTACCTTATCGTCGGTGGCGAAGGCTGCGTCGGCAAAGGCTGCCTTTGGCTGGAGTTTGGCGTTTTGCTGTTCCAGTTGTTGCTTCTCCAGTGCTAACCGTTGCTTTTCCTCTTCCGATGACACGAGGGCTTTCAGGGCTTCGAGGTAGGTTTGGGGAGTTTGAGGTTTGCGCTTCTCTAGTTCGAGTTGTTCCCAGCGATCAATAATCTTCTCACGGAGCACTGCGTCGTAACCAGAGGCAAGGATCAGACAGCCTTTCTTGGTGAGTTCGAAACAGGGGAGTTCTTTATATCCTCCTCTTGGCTGTGGTTGCTTGTAGGATGACAATCCAAAATTGGATTGTGATACTCCTTGCGCTAAAAGAGAACGAATATCACGCATAATATGTGCGTGCTGTTTTCCTGTGAGTTCCGCAATTTCAAGCGAACTCATTCTATCCGTATCGTGGATTAACGTCGCCATCAAACTACTATTATTCGTTCGATGATGATTGTCGATATTGTTGAACATAACAATAAATAAAAAAGGTATATTGCCTTTCCCGCTGTTCAACACATATCGACTATGCTGTGGTTCCATTACAGTTCCACACGGGGGTACAATATACCTCAATATTTTAAATACAAGCATAAAAAATGCCCGCATGATTAATGCAAGCTCCGCCCGCACAGTCGATTTATATATGTTGAACGCCGCAAACATACAAACTATTTTTGAAAAATGCAAGAAAAAACAACTTTTTTACGTGACACATGAAGATATATTGTAAATTATTTGATAAATAAAGATATTTAAACGTATCTTTGTCAAATAATTATAAAACACTAAAATACACACAATCATGAAGAAAATTCTATTCTTGTTGGCTATATTGCCAATGTTTATTTTCATTTCTTGTTCATCTGATGATGACAAATCATTCTCTTTAACAGGGAAAACTTATGCTACATTAGACTATACTACACATGATATTTTTGGGGAACCATATACGGTGTATAAAGTATGGAGATTTGTTTCTGATACAGAAGTGGAGCAGTCGTCTAGGGAAAATAGTCCTACTGGTAAATTTATTGGAGATGTCGAAAAAGGAACGTATACATTGGATTATCCTAAGTTAAACGTTCAAATTATAGATGGCGTAAGTAATAATAAATATGAATGTGATTTTCTTGATGAAAACACATTCAGAAGTTATTGGTATAGTATTGGTGGGGATAAAGAACCTCATGATTTTATAAAACAATAGAACAGTAGCCCCGTCCCAATAAAGGTCGGGGCTTTTTTATTATTTTCTTGTTAATCCATTAGTATTCCGTTTAACTTCTGCAATATCAGATGCCATCTGCTGAATAGGCTTCACTATCACATTGGTGTTATCTCTAATGTCTACTATAGCTTCATAAGAAAGCCGTAACAAATCCCGTGTCTCACTGGCAATATCCTTTATCCCAGAAGTATTGGCTATGATGGGTAGCATTTCCGCCTTCAGTTCAAGAATAGACATAGTTTGCTGTTGGTTCTGATTCTTTATTTCTTCTCCGGCAATTTGTAAGGCAGTGAAACGCCCATTAAGTTCGTCTATTGAATCTTGCGAAGCGGTGGCAAAACCTTTCTTTGAAGTTTCTTGGGAAGAGGAAGAAGAACTTCCTGTGTATCCGGTTGCCGCAGCGATTTCATCACGGATCTTCATGGCTTCTTCAACATATTGCATATACTCATTCTGCAAAGCTTCCCTTTCCGATTCAGTCAATTCATTATCTTCCATAGACTTGCCAAACTTTTCCCACCATGCTTTCAATTTCTCGCTATACAATTCACCAATCTTATTGGAAAGCATTGCACGCATAAAATAGTCAGCAATATTGTCGGCTGCATCCTCTGCACTTGCATCCATATCCATTAGAGTGTCAATGAAACTGTCATACATAGACTCGAATGATATTCCGGTAAGACCTTCATACAGCTTATTAGTAAGTTCTTCCATCTTTCCGGCTTGGTCGATATAGTCATTTAACTTTTCTGTCAGGCGACCCCCATAATTACCTTTCCCTGTATTCTGAATTTTCTCCCACATATCAACATTACTGCGTAGCATTTTCATTTCTTCGGGAGAAAGTGACCATATATCACCGTTCCAATTCCGACCAATCTGACTGCTTAAACGAGCTATTTCATCTTGATTAAATCCACCCCAATAATAGTTCCAGCTATGATGGGAGTTGGAATATCTTGCCTGTTCTTGCGCAATCTTCTTATAATTTTCTTCTGTCTCCTCTTGTAATTTCTTAGCATCGGTATATGCAGCAACAGATTTTGTCCCCTTACTGGCTTCCATTACATCTGTCAAGTCCTCAATAGCTGTTTGTAGCGTTTCGTTGCGATCGGTTAATCGATCAATAGTATCTTGCACCTCCTTTGCATTACCTCCTATGCCAAACAGTTTATTGAAACCACCGAAGGTAATTGTGTTCCACATACTCGCACCGACCCCAAAAACGCTTGAAAAAACATTCTTGACAAATCCATCGAAACCTTGTTTTTCTATTCCGTCAAGCAGAGAGAACACCGCACCGACTATACCACCAATCTTACTGCCTGCTTCAGTAAACGTATCAATAAGACCGGACGCAAGACTTCCTATTTGTGACAACGACATTTCGGATGAGCTTCCAAGCTGCGTAATGGTATCAGCCAATGTTATCAGGTTTTGGTAAGTCTTGTCTGCACTTCTGGTTACATTCGTTTCCGCATTCTGAACATTCTTCTCGGCTTTGTTTTTCTTTTTGAGAGCAGCTTCTTTCTCGGCATCTGTACCACTTTTGAGAGATTTGTTATACTCATCCTGCGCTTGCTTAAGTTCGTCTTGAGCAATGCGTAAAGCATCCAGTTGCTCCGGCAAATCGCCAAGTAAACCGCCTTTGTCGATGATGGTGCTCTGAATATTATTCAATGCTTCGTCAATCACCTTTTTCTGGTCGACAGCCATATTCTTATATTCATCAGAGTTTTTGAAAGTCTTTAGCTGTTGTTTTACCTGTTCAAGTGATTTTTTGGAAACCTTGTTCAAATCACTGAAGATAAGTTCCCAATTGATTTCTTGTTTGAGCTTATCCATATCCACAGAAGACAATGCTTCTTCCATCTGCTTTTGAAGAATCTTCTTATCACCCTCAGTAGTAGCATTGGCTATCTTGTCGTTATATTCTTTCGTTATGGCTTCCTTTTTCTGTTGGAATGTACCATATTCCTTCAAATATTCTCGCATTGCATTAGCTTCTGCTGTATATAAATCTTTTATTTGTTTTTTCTCTCGGTTTTCTATTATAGAATCCCAATTAGACGTATCAACTTTAACAGAAGATGGATCGAATGTCTTTTTCTTATAGTCTTTACTCTTCTTGGCATTCAAATCTTCCTGGGCATCGAACAACCTCTTCTGGTACTCAATTTCTGTCCGGATATAATCTTCTCTCTGACGTTTTAAATCCTGTATTTCCTTCTTATTGCCCAACTCACGTTGAGCACGAATCTTGGCTTCTCCGTCTGCCATAGCATCAATACGGGACTGTACAACCTGATTTTCCAAATCTTCTTCCCGTCGCTTTCTTTCGATGGATTGCTTATCCAAAAGATCGGCTATTTTATTTTGCTGATCGGTGAGAGAATCAATATCTTCAGTTCCTAAAGGAGTACCATTATTAGCTACAAGGGCACTTACATCTATAGATTTTACAAGAGCATCATTAGCGGCTTTTAAAGCATTGACAGCTTCTGTGTTTTCTTTCAAAGCCTTCTTCCTCCTGTTGTATTCCATAGCTTCTTCTGTTAGCACTTCTCCTGTTTGTGTATATCCAGTTATGGAACTACCAATAACTGCGGTAACACTAGCCGTCCCCTCTTTAGTCTTTTCCCTGTTGCGGTTAGTCCAGTTAGTATCTGCATTTATTGCTTTTTGTAATTGATAAATCTTATTGTAATTATCTTCAATAATCTTCATCGCTGATCTCGCCTGTGCCGCTTTTAATATATTATCAGTCAAAGACTGATAAGCTGTAGCAGCATTCCCCGCAAGAATAGCCTCATTTGATAAATTTCCAAAATATTGGGGATACTTTCTTTGCAACTCGTCCGCTGCATCATTCCGTTCCTTTAACGATCGAGTATGGTCTTGGGTAGCTTTATACAATATATCAAGTTCCACACGTTCAGCAGCTGATTGTTTTGCTCCATCTTTCATAACTTTGCTAAGATTTTGCATTCGGACAATCATACCATCAACAGCATCAGAAGAACGAAATAGTGTATTAATCCATTTAATTACATCTTTCCCATATACAGAAAGCAAAGTCAGCCCAACAACAAGAGCAGTTTGCCAACTAATAAGAGATTTGGTTAGCTGCTGCCATACGGGAGCGACAGCCTTAACATCTTTATTCCCAGCCGCCAATTCAGCCTTAAAAGCAGCATATTCCTTTTTAGCTTTCGCAATCTCATCAACTAATATTGGAAGGTTATTAGATATTGCTAGAAAGAATGTATTTGCGCTAATTGCAAGTGAGGGTAATTCACGTGCTACCTGTTGAACAGAAAAACCTAATCCATTAAACGCACTTGCGTAATTACCCACATTTCTCTGAAATCTTCCTGAAGCCTGCTCTGCTGCATTTAATTCCTTTTGAACGTTCGATATTTGGGTTAGCAATGCTTTTCCGGCATCTCCTCCCCTTCTTATCCGTCCAAGATCATCATAATCCTTTATCAAAAGAATTAATTGCTTTCTTAATGCCGTAATACTACCTTCTTCTGCATTACTTTGAATTATCTGATCTTTTTGTGCTTTAATCGTTTTTCTGACAGCTTCTTCCTCTACTAGTCTTTGAGCAGCTAACTGTTGAATCTGGCGAATTTTTGCTGTACCAATATCTCCTACTTTCTCTTCATCAGAAAGCGCACTAAAATCTTTCTTTAATTGCTTTATCTGCCTATCTGCCTCCTTAACTGATTCTGTATTGGCGATAATCCATTTATTAGTAGACCGCAAAGCAAAAGTCTCTTCTTTTACTCTTTTAACCGTACTATTAGAAGAATCAATATCGTATTTTATCTTCTGTAATTTTGCATAGCTGTCTTTATATTCAGATAGTTTCTTTGTTACTCTATCTATTTCACTTTCTAACTGTTTTACAGCCGCATCGCTATTGGGTACACTTGCAATCTCGATAAGAGATTTTTTTAATTTATTTATTTCCTGACGCAGTTTGACAATCTTTTCAAGGTCAATATCTGCATTAAATTTCATTCCTGCCATGTGACTTTTACATTATCGTTACCAAATGACTGCTTTAATTCTTTCTCTAGGGTTAATCTTGTCGAATCCATAACATCAAACCCCTTACTAGATACAAAACTTGCATATTCCATACCGTCCGCAGTAACAACACCATCTTTAGGATGTTTCCCGTAGATTAAAAGATTTTCCGTCTTTCCTTTCGCTTCTGAATGTCCCCCATCTGCCGGAACATACAAATCGACAATCTTTCCATTACGAACAACGGCTGCCCCGGGAGCGTTACGCAAGTTCCATGTGTGATTCTGATAGGTTTTCTTATTGCTCACATTACGTTCTTTCTGAGTATTAACGGCATTATGAGCTGCTTCTTTCATCAATTCGGTAGCATTCTCATCTACTTCTTCGACGAATTCATCAAGACCGGACAAATCCACTGTTACTTTCATTACTCATCAAACTTAACTTTTCCTTTAAAGAAATCCTCATCCGATACTTCTGTTAGTACCTCCCCATCATATACGGTATGTAACTTATCTTTTTGCATAATAACCAAATTGCGATATGGTATTTTATAAACTACTTCATCGTAAGAGAGATGAAGATTTTCCATGAACGACGCAATTTGTCCTAACATACAATCATTCCCTATAACTTCTGTCTTGCTGTCAGATTTGCTACGTTCTTTGCTAAATCCAACAGCATTGTAAAATTTTCTACAGAGATTAGAGAGTAAGCTGCCGTAAGCCCATACAACACTTCTTCTAATGTCCCATTTGATAATTCTTGTTCCAGACTATCATTTCCTTCAATAAACCAAGAAAGTGCATGAGAAGCGACGGAAATATCCTTTAATGAAGAAATAACCCCCGCAATATCCTTGTTATCTTCCAGGACGGAGAGATAAGCCGAAGCACCGGCTATTTTATGGATGGTTGGTGGATTTACACGGTACATTTTCCCGTTTACAATTATAGGAATGAAATCTTTTCCTGTGATAGCTTCAGATACAAGTATAGCTGCTTTATTCATAATGATATTTATTAAAAAGGGGCGAGAAACACAAATCCTCACCCCTCACCACTTTACAATATAGATAATGTCTCTGACGGTTGCGTTCCATCTTCTCCTAAATAGCCATAGTTTACAGCACTCCCAGCGTTCACCCGCCTTGATCTAGCTGAATAACTATTTAGAGAAGGCGATTCAGAAGAAGCAATAGCTACCTTTTCATCAGTTCATGCAGCGTCCACCTTTTCGCCATCGAACAGATAGTCGCTCTTAACACCGGAATTCGGATTTTCCATAGCCACCGCTGTTATACCCAGACCGATATTCTTTTCTACCGCATTACCTTTTGCTATAACAGCAGCATTGGTAAATACAATATAGTTGCCTGTTTTTGTCTGACCTACGATTGCCTTATTTACAATTCCCGGGGTGTCAGAAGAAGCCCATCCAGCATCAGTTTCAATCTTTTCACCACCTTCCAAGTCAACCTTGTCATCAAAGGAGAAAACTCCCATGGTGAAAGCGATTGTTTTAGCTCCTTTTTGAGTAACATCGCGATAGTAGATGCTACCATTCAACTCATTAATATAGTCGGTATAGGTTGGATCATCCTCTGTATACGCCCAAGTATCTTGATGGGAGTTCTCAACTTCCGTGGCAGTGCCTAACCATGTTTTAAGAGAGCTTTTAGTGACAGCGGTAGTTATAACATCACCGTACCAAATCTTTTTAATTCCAATAAACGGTTTCATATCTTTTCAATTTACGTTTAGAGTTTCAAATAATAATTTCACATTTACATAGTAACAACATAATTCTTTGTCTTCTTCTATTCCGATACTTTCAGAAGAGTAACGATACCAAGAACCATCATATTGTCCGACAATGCCATCTTTGAACATTTCCCTTGCATTCCTTTCAAGTTCATTCAAGCGAATCAAATTTGCCTTACCTGTCTTTGTTACAGGAACGCAAAGATTTACTTCAACATATCCTTTTTCCCAGTAAGCATCCGGTTGTTGAGCTTTGGGGTAGATTACAATTCTCTCGGTCTTTACTTCACCTTCAGGGATATTTCCCCGTTGATACATTTCAGAGATTCCGAAAGCCTTGCAATCCTTAAAGATTATATTCGCTATGTCAGTCGTTACAATCATATCCAAATATCACATCTACCTTCCAACTCCTCCAAATAGCATTCGGCATTCTTCTTCACGTCTCCTTCTCCGATAATCTTTCCGGCAGCATCCAGGCATCTAACATGCGAGCCTAAAGCAATCTTATCACCTTCATAAACCACATGGTAATTATACACCCAGCGTTCACCATTAACAGAGACTTCCTTTTGTTGGGAGTTGTCATGGCAGAAGCAATCTGTTACATCTTGCCAAGACTCTCCACCGGTTCCCGGTATTGGTCGGTTATACTCATCGTTCTGTTCCGGTACAATAACCAATAATTGCAATTTATGTGGCGCAGATTCTAGCATATCACCAAATATTTGAAGCGTCTTTAATTACGCTAAGTCCCACCAAGGAAGCTGTCTCATCATCAGGGGTTATTCCGTAGAGTTTGAACATATATTTGGTGTAATTCTCCAAACTGTCCACTCCCCATGACTTGGAATGCCCGTTCTCGGATACGGAAGTAGGATGCATAAGAATCTTGTTCATGAACTTGTTTACAGAATCAGAAACAGTCTTCTTGCTTTCCAAGTCAGCATCGGAGCCGGGAACAAGCCCCAGTTCCAACGCAAACTTTTCTATTCCCGCATCTGAAATGTCTCCAAATGAAGAAAAACATTGCTTTATGTAGTCACCTATTGTCACGATTCAACAGTCAATGAGTAAATACCGTTAATTTCAGTGATAACCGGTAATGACAGCGATTGTGCTTTGGTAAACTCAACGCCATTTGAATTGTCGGTTTCTCCTTTACCCCATTGAGAGATACGGATTCTTCCAAAATTAGAATAGGCTACACCCGGCTCTTGACGCAATTCGTTGTCTGCATATGCATTCTTAATAACACCGAGTTTCCCGGCAGGAATAAACACAAGGTTCTTATCATTCCATGGAGTGTACTCTTTCAGTTTACCGTTATCCTGAACCCTCGTAATACGTCTGATAACCTCAAATTCCGGGAAGTTATTTTGGCGCATAAACTCATTCAGGTTAGACAATAACAAAGGAGTCGAAGCTTTATCCACACCAAAAATCACCTGTTTCATCTTCTTGTTACGGAGGATGAATGACAAACGGTTTTGAGAAAGAAGAATCTTATCAAATGTCACCTTATCCTGAGCAGAATCAAGCATGCCTTGCAAATCTTCAAAACAGTCTACAACGCCTTCATTGCCTTGTGTCCAATCGACCGTAGCCTTAGCGATGTTCTCCGATGGCATCTTGTAGTCAATCGCACCTCTTACACCACCTTCCGGGTTGTTGTTCGCATCGAAAGTAAACACACCTTTGTTGGAAAGGGCACCAAGGAAAATGATGTCCAGTTTAGATTGGACAGAGTTAACCACTTTTGTGATATTATTCCACATCAAATTGATTAATTGCTGCGTCTTCTGGTCATCGGTCAGCATTCTTGAATCAAGGATTTGAAGAATCTTACGATAATCCTCAATCGGCATTGAGTAACTCATTTGATGGTTCAAAACCTTTTCCTTCAACGTCTCAAGACCATCGGTTCCCATAATAGGTTCCTTGCCCTTGGAATCCAAGGTGGCAGCGGCAACGCTCAAATTGTACTGCCCGATTAATTCCTCAAAATTAAGGCCGATTGTAGGAGTATCCCACGTCAGAAATCTTTCGTAGATATTCTGGTCAAACAACCGCTTTCTTAGTTCAGAAGCGGCATCAATGCGAATCTGTACCTGTTTGGTAAGTTCGCCAAAAATAGAACTATAAAATAATCCCGGCATAGCTTATTGTCTTACATATTTAATACTAGGGTTATTCTTCATGCACCATCCGCCCAACAGCCATTCTTCCGGCATCGGATAAGCTACTTCTCTAAGGATAACCACGTCATAACCTGCTGAGACAGTTTGAAAATCCATATTAGTTTTATACTCTTTATCCGTCTCAACGACTGCGTTTGGAACGTCAGTACCAACAACTGCAAAAGCATTGGCAGTAGCACCAGTCAGAGCGGCAGCTAATGTAAGAACATCGTAATCCGCATTCGTCTTGTCAATGTTGTTGATTGTCTGCTCATTTTCTCCGATTTTCAATTTGTCCCCAATCTGAACCAAGCTTCCCTTTACCACTCTTGGAGCCGAAGTTGTACCACCAGAGACAATCTTCACGGCCTTGCACACTGTACATTCCATCTTTGCGAAATCCAACGCAATAGGAGTACCCTTTCTAATCAAAGTACCTTCTGGAAATGTCTGCTTGAGTTTGAAGTCTCCCGGAAGAACCTTGCATTCACCTCTCCAAAAAACAGGGAATCCCCCCTTAATCTTTCCTTTTTCAAATTCAATTGCCATAATTCTTTGTTTTTTTAGTTAGCATCCGGCAAACTTTCCGCCCACTGTTTAGCCAACTCCTTACTTTTTTCGACAGGAGTAGACAGGGGAAATGCCGAATCTTTTTTCTCAAGCCCTGCGGTTACAATATTCTGCTTGACTCCTGACAGATAGGTATTAATTGCCGTTTCATCCATTTCATCGGTAATTGCAAACCCCTCTTTCATTCGCCACTCAGGTATCCCCAGTTCTTTTGCTTTTGAGGAAATAAGAGCGTTTCTTTCAGCACGTAACTTTTCAGCCTTGAATGTCTCATTTTCCTCTTGAAGAGAAGAAAAACGCTCTTCCTGCTGTTGTTTGTACTGCTTGAACCACTCAGGCTCCTCGTTTGGTTGCTGTTTGTTCTGCTCGCCCCCACTAGCAGCCTCTTTCTCCTTTGCTTTATTGACCGCATCGGTTACCCGTTTGTCAATACCGCTCTGAAGAGAGGCTAGAAATGCTTTTTGCCCCTGTACAACAGTTGCCAAATTATCGTCAGTTACTAAGCCGATAGCCGCCAAGGCATCCGCCTGTCCCTGTAAAATCTCATCACTTAACCCTAGATTTACATAAGCTAGTTTTAAGGCTTGGAAAATTTTTTCTTTCATGATTAGTTCTTTAAAATTCTTGCATAAAATTACGAGAGAGAAAGAAAAAACAGAAATGTTATTGGCGCTTATAAATGACACTTCGCCAAGTGTCAGATTTTTGCAGAGAACCTACTTTTTCAGCCTTAAATCATGCCAATAATTATTCTGTTCTACTTTTCCTGTAATTTTTGTATAACCCCCGTAATTTTTCTAACCATGCACCATAAATATTGTCCTTTTTGACTTATTCATTAACTAAACCAACATTATTTATAGAATCTAGTTTCTCATTCTTAATTTGTTCTATTTCCTTTTGTGGCGCATCGGTAAGAGCAAGCATATTGACAGCTAAGTCTAAAGAAATAATACCATCCGTATAAAGCTTTCCAATAGACGCCCATTGTTTTTCCTTATCTTCGTTGAATGGTTCTGCAAATTCATGTGTTATATTCATCTTCGCCAATTGTTCTCTCAAATGAATATGAGTAACATTCATCATGATAGCAAGAATAAGATTTTTCTCACGGTCAACTAGAATATCGTATATCTCTTTCAAATTATCTCTCTTGATGTATCCTAGCGTCATAGCACGATTTAAAGCATCTCCCGACAGTGTACCCATGCCCTTCATGTTTTCAAACGAAAAATCGGGTGTAAATGAATCAAACAAGATTGAGTTATTCAGATCTTTCTTCTCGCTGTCTTTCATAGAAGAATACTCAGGCGGAACCAAATACTCTACGGAACTATTATCTTTTGAGTTCATCTGAATAACTTCACCGGCGGTATCGGCTTCTGCTAAAGACTGAATAACATCGGCAGTAGCTTTCAATTTAGGATCTGCGAAGTAATTGTTTGTATCGGCCGCTTTTGAGTCAATATGTTCTTCCCGGTCACATCTAGGCTGAGTCCCATGCCAGGCTTTATCCTGTTTGTAGTAGATTACATTGATTTTACCTGTAGGATTTTCCAATGGAATGACTTCCCAACCTATATTAGCCTTTTTACATCGAAAAATATATGCTGGTGTTTCAATATCAAAATGCTCAATCGTTCTACCCCCTTCTTTCAAATTATATCCATATCCGAAAGCAATCAAATTTTCATATTGGTCAAAAAGAGGCCTGAGAGTGTATCCTTTGGATTTTGAGATAACCAATACTTTAACTCCCGGCTTCCCATTGTCGTCGTATATATGATATATTTTTGCGCTTTCTGTTTCTGAACCTGCCAAACGCTTTGCCTGTCTCATTGTTGTATGGAAGCGGGTGCCCTGAAGGAACTTATTGTAAGCCTTGAAAGCTTCATCCGTCCCATTTACATCATTCTTCCACTTAATAGGATTGCCCAACAAGAAAAATAATTCAACCTCGTTAATATATCGCTGCCTTGCACGAGGAAGCTTCTCTACCTTATAAGGTTCTTTGTTCTTGCGCAGTTTATCTTTCCTTTTATTTACCTTGTGAGTTTCGGGATTGTATTCTTCTATGGCTTCTATTACATCCATGTCACGATTTTGCAACAAGGTTTGAACCTGGCTGATGTCCTTATCCTGAATAAGTTTCATCAAATCTCTTTCCACTCCAAGTGAATTCAACGTTTTATTACGCAATAAGTTGAATATGGCTTCTACAAAGTTCATATGATCATAAATTTAAAATATTCCTAAATCCTCTTTTGAATATTGTTTCTTAACTCTAATCTTACGCTTTTCAAAACATCCGGTAAGAGCGTCCGGAGCGTCATCGTGAGAATTACTTCCCTCTTTCCGGTGCTTGGCTATCGCATTGTGAAACTCCGGCCATTTTCTTTCCCATCCAACCGGGAAAAATGTCATATTGTTGACATCGGCTGATTTTGTAAATATGCGCACTTGCTTATTATCTGTTTGACAAAACCAATTAATAAAGGTTTTTGTATTGCCCATTTCGCGGCATTGCTTCTCTACATTACGAGCAAATCCACGCCCACCATTATTGCTTTCTACATCAACCCAGTCTGTTGCATTCCGAGTTATCATCTCTGCCGTTTTGGGCTCTGTGTACTCCATTGGCTTTTGTGTGTATAAAACATCGGTGACAAAGTTCCCAATTGGAGTATCTACGTAACATATCGAGCAGAGATAATCAGATCCAGTATCTGCTGTATCTGTGTAATTTTTCTTTTCAGAGTCCTTATAATATGGGATTGTATCATAAGTTTGAAACTTACGATACATCAAGCCCTCTATCGGAGTCGGATTTTGCATGTATTGAGTATTGAAAACAAAAGAGTTCGCAGATTCAATTTTGTGAAGTTCTTCCAAAGTATGCTTAAACTCCCAAAGAGCTTTTTCTTGACCATTCTCGTTATGTTGAATACAAGGCAGTGAAATAACAGTCCAATCTTCCGGTTCTATTTCTTGAAGATACCCACAAAGGTCATGCTCATGCAACCTTTGCATAATAATTATAATAGGCGTATTTCTTGAATTTACACGGTTTCTTATTGTGGTTTCGAAACGATTATTGACCCTCTCCCTTATCGTGTCAGACAAAGCGTCCTCCGGCTTTATAGGGTCATCAATTATAATAGCTCCGGCAAACTTGGTATCCCATCCAGGCATAAAGTCATTTATCTCTTTTTCCTCTTTGTCGTCGGGGTCATCTATCTGACCTGCACCAAATCCTGTCACCTGTCCAGCCGAACTAACGGCATAAAGCCCCCCACCAACGTTTGTGTTCCATTTTTTTGCATTAGTGCTATCTGTCACCGATTCAGGAAACAATCTTTGGAAATAATCAGAGCGTACAATAGTGTTTATCTCTTTGGAACTATCCAAAACAAGGTCATCGGAGTATGAGAGATGGATAAACTTTGATTTGGGATTTAAAGCCAAGCCGTATGCTATAAAGTTTTTGACAGCAAGCTCGGTCTTACCGTAACGTGGAGCAATATTGATAATAAGCCGCTTTATGTCACCTTTGACAACTTTATCAAGCGCATCGCATATAATACGATGATGCTCGCCTATAATAAACTTGTTCCCTGTCTTTTTCCGAAATACGTATCTTGTAAAATTCAGCATTCCAGATAGACAAAAAGTACGCTCTATGTCAATGTTTCTAATATTCATCATTCAGTGAATTCCAAAGTTCTTTTGCTTCCTCTTTCGTTAACGTTCTTGGAGGTTCTTCAGCCACTGGACTGTTTTTATCCTTGATTGATGTAACTTCTCTTCCCCATAAGTCCATCTTCGTTTCTTCCAATGTCTGTGTTTCTCCTTTGGAAGCTCCTTTTAAATACGAACGGCACAAGATAGCAATCCATATAGGAGTGTCAACTGCTTTCGATATATCTTCCAATTCCTTACGGGATAACTGCATAAGATAACATCGCATATCCTTAAAATCGGAATACGATAGATTATAAGCTTTCTTGGCGATAGTATATAACTTAGGCTTCCGACCTCTGTTTGGAGGTTGGTTATCAGACGAAAATTTTTTTCCTTTTTTATTTCCTTCTTCAAATTTTCCCATCTCTATTTCCGCCGTTTTCCCGCCGTTTTCTATTTATTTTCTTACTAAATTACCACCCTCTGTACTTAGTAGAGCGATTAGTTCCTTTCATTACTTCTATTCGTTGGATATAATAATTATCGGGTTCATATATACCAGCATCCTTATCGCTTCTTTCGGCTTGTTTTATCGCCTTTTTCGCAACATCAGAACTAATATAACCGTTAGACTCATTCCCAGTTATCTTGTCAACAAATACATATTGAATCTCTGTTGCATTGGAACTCGCTTTTGTAGGCCCCTGAATAGGTTCGGTAAATCCCGGCCCAGTTCTACGGGAAGATTTTACACTGCCCCCCCCCTAATTCCTCCTGATGTCTTTGCCATTATTTCTTCCTCCTTCGTTTTAGCTCTTCTGTTATTGCATTTAAGTTTCTGTATGCAGATGCTTTTTGAGCAGTCTTTATTAATTCAGACCTTGCCCCTTCAAGCGAACTGTGTTCAATAGAGCGGTATGCCCCACCTGTAACCCTGTTTACATAAGAATTATATGCTTGTATAGCTGCCGTCCTTTCATTTGGGTTGTAGCTTTTTCCTAATCTCTGTAAACTTTGAAGTTTTTTGGTCTGATAACCGGAGAAATCAATTTGACGTCCGTAGCCTCTTTCTATATTACTAAATAGAGTACGAGCATCTCCCGAAAAACTTTTACTTGATCCTCCTCTAACCCCTCCACTTGTTTTAGCCATTTCAATCTCCTTTCTTAATTCTGTTAGCCATAAACTGTTCGACATATATAATGCTGTTTTGCACGCATATATCTTTTATTTTATCTCCACCACCGTAAACTATCATATTGGGAATATCCTTTCCCGATATTTCACGAGCAATCTGTATTTCTTCCTTCAAATACTCCTGCCTGTCAGAATATCCACGGGTAGCAAAAGCATTATACCCATCAGGAATACCTAAACGATTCCATTTTTGAAACTTCTTTGCTACATTCAAATCAGCCCATACCTTCACACCGCATTCTTGCCAATAGCGGGAAATCCATCTTTTCTTGTATATCTGATGTAATCCGTAGGCAACAGGGGTTGTATCGAACAAAGACAAGTTCGGCTCTATGACAGCCTCACAACCGCTATTTAGGACAGTTGTTGGGTCTTTCCATATTGCTTCAAACCTGTAATCTTCCACATAGAAATGATAAGTAGATATTCCTTTCTTCTGCCTGGTATCAGCCCCCCATGCTGATAAAGGAATTACAAGACCGCTTACTGGCTGTTCGTCCGCTCTTAAATTGGGAATATCAAAATCATTATTGCTGTCATATATCCTGTCACCAAGCATCATATCGTAGAAATCAGTTTTTTCTATATCTTCTTCGCTTTCTTCTTCCTGTTGTTCCTCTGAACTACGCTCTGAATACTTTTGTTTCGGTTCCTGCCATACCTCAAATCCCCAATCATCAAGTTCTTTGCTATCCCACTCATTGGCAATCATATCCCAGTCTGTCTCTCCGAAGGGATTATTGTCTTGAATAAGCATTTGACGAAGCTTTTCTACTGGCATACCTTCCGGTAAAATACAGCATGGCACTTCTTTCCATCCTAAATGCCTATAAGCATGAAGGCGCATATTTCCACCAATAACAATGTATTCACCGTTATATGGATAAACAAGAATATCCCTTGCTTCTGTCATTTCGGGAAGCTCTTTTATTGATTTACAAAGCTTCCGAAATCTATCCCCCTTGATAAGCCGAGGATTCTTCGGTAATCCCTCTATTTGACCATCATTGGGGCAAACCTTGGATATTGAAATATATTCTCTTTTTGTCATATTCTAGCTTATTATTTTATCAGCTTTCAGATAGCATATAATTTCATCGTAAAGATAATCCAGCTTCTCCCTAAATCCTTTATAAATCCTATAATAAGAAATGACATTTTCGCAATAGTCAGAAATTGCCGAAGGACATTTCACTCCGAGAGTTTGTGATATTTGCTTCCTTAATCCCTTAACTAAAGGTTCATTGAATAATATTGTTCCAGGAGAATATATTCGGAGGATAATAAAACAAAATCTCTTCTTTTGAATTACACTTCCTTTTATTGCATCAGGATTTCGATACGAATCAATTTTATTAAACATTTCATAGATACGGTTTACTTGCTTTAAATCAGAAAGAATGGGAGTTGAAATTAAAGACTTTCTTTGTAATAAAGACAATTGAAGTTCTTTAATAGATTTTGCTTCTGAAATTTGATCGATCATAGTACTCAAGTTTTAAAAGTAAATAGTATATTTGTACTATGACATTAGGGAAGGGCGTCTATCTGGTGGTTCGGGTGACGCTCTTTTACTTTACACTCCTCCCCCACATATTCGCATTATACAGGGAATAAGCCCATAATTTAATCTCTCAGTCTTTTTCTAGGAATTTCTCTCTCATGGCTGATTCAAAGCAGTCAGCCAGTAGGTTGTTGTCTATTTCTTGTTTCATAATCATTTATCAATACTTACTTAGTAATTTGTAAAACATTCGCCTTTTCTCTATGTATTTAAGACCATGTCGTCTAAGACCTCGCTTTGATTTTGATACAGTCATTTGACAACCTGCAACGCCAACGTAGATGCAATTTGAATGATGCCTTCTAGCTTCTTTGAAAGCCCACCAAATCGCTTCACGACAATATCTATAGCTATCATTTTGAACACCCTCGTATCCTCTACTCAAAATGAAGTGACCTATTTCATTTGCTTCTTCTTCTGAATAGCATATTGTGAATATATTATTCATCCTTTCTTTGTTTTACTTGTTCAACCAAAAACTTTTTAAAATCATTCTTATACTGGCTGTGAATGATTTTATACTGATGGGATAGATTAGGCAATTGTTTGTAACCTTATTCATTATTAATATCTTTTCCCATGTTTGTTTTCTCGTAATTCGTTATATCTCATTTTCTGCTCGATATACCAAAACAGCTCTATACCCAGCATATCAGCCAAGACAAACACCTGCGTAATCGCATAATTAACCTGCTCTTCCAATGAATATTTATAATTCATTATATCTTTTACGATGGCATAGATATTTTCAGTAAATGTTTTCTTTTTAGACACTACATTTACAAGTGCAAACCTATTAAGATTGAGGTTGCGAAGCCCAGCCAAATCGAGCAAACGGATAACGGCATCGGAAAGTTCTTCGGCTACAGTGCCTTTAATACAATAATCATACACCTTCTTGAAATCGTTCATAGGATATGAGATACCCCTCTCGAATTGCATTACATTGGGCTGTTTTCCTCTTCTGTCAGCTTCTACAGCTTCCATCAGTTCAGATATAACAAGGCAAATAAGGTGTTCATTGCTCAGTTCTGTATCATGAAATCCATGCTCGCAGGCGGTTTTATAAGCACGGTTACGCAGTTCGTTCAAATTGACATTCTCCATAATCATATAAGTTTTAATGCTTTTTGTATTCCAGCCCCCAATGCTTCTTTATAAGTCTTATAATATGCCCCTAACTCTATTTTAAGAGTCTTGCATTTCTGTTCACACCACCCTTCGACAGTATAATTATTCAAATCGACTTTCTTAATTTTACCAATATGTCTTTCCATTTCGCTCATAATTAACTTTCTTTTTTTACAATTTTACTAATCAAATTCTTTTTCCCGTTTTTTATGTCTACGATAAAAATCTAATATTGCGTCATCTCTGTCATTGAACATCCTTTTCGAGATCTTACAATGATCCAAATGGATATAGCGAGTACAGCAATAAATAGTATTCCACCAACAACCATATAGATACGTACTAAGTCTGTTAATCCGGATTGATTCAAATAGTCAATAAATTCTTTCATTTCTATCCTTTTATTGAATGTTTTCATTTATGTAGTTTACAATCTTTCCCAACTTACTGGAAGAGAAAAGTTCACGATTTAATTTCCGCTTACCTTCTTTCCATTCGTGGAATAATTGGTAATATGGTGGATTTAACGTCCGGTCAACCTTTATGCGATATTGATTAGTACCATATTCAGTTATAAGATTCTCAATATATTCGTCCGAATTTTCTAAATCAGTAACAAATACCATCTTATCAGTAGTAAGTATCATCTTTTAGTTCCTTTCTGTATTGTATTTGAATATTAATCTCTTGCTTCAGCCATTCTTCGGCCTTTAGCCGTTGCCGAATAGATATTCGGCTTACCACCGCTGAAACATTTAGTTTTTAT